CAAGCATCGATTGTGGATTGAACTTTTTAACAACGTCTGTTTGATCTAAATCAAAGGTCTTGCGTGACCAGTATTGTGATATAAGTTTTTTGAGATACGCTTCAGCTTTAGGTGGAGCCATATTACCTACATCGACGTTAAAGACGAGGCGCTCTGGAGCTCTTACTAATCGGTAGATAACAATCGCATCTTCAATGAGTGATAGCTGTCTATAAGGGCGACGTGCGTTCTCTAAAAACGGTAGTACGAAAGTCTTTGCATCGTTATATACACCAGAGTTAACGTAAACAATTTGATTCTCTTCCATAGGAATGTATTCCACATCCTCTACTTTATTTGGATTAGTCTTACTAAAGATTGGCTTACGATAAATGTAGCCTTTTATTAGCATGTTTTGAATGTTGTTATAAACAGGATCGATAATCTCTGCTGGTAGATTTATTACACCGAGTACACCTTCCTTTACATAATCTTCGTGGATAATTAACTCAAAAAATAACTCTCCCTCGACAAGGAGCTGTCTAAAATATTGCCACCCTCTTGTCTCGAATTCAAAGAAATCAGCATACTTATTAAATTGTTTTTCGAGTTCTTCTTTTTCTTTAACAGTGAGATCGATGTTACGGAAACTAAGCTTTACAACATTGTCGTTTTCATCAGGGTTGATAGTCTCATCGCATATTTCATCAAGAGCGTCTGCTACATCAGAGTAAGCAGCCATCATGCGGTAGTCAATAAGACGTGCAGGTTTATCTTGTTGTATGTTAGCATACATTACATCACTAAACGATGTATCTTTACCAATGCTACCAAGTGGAATATTATTATATTCGTTAGAAGAAGAAATAGAGTGCTTTGCTAGAGCTTCCGCTCTACGAATACCTGTTTTAGCAAAGTGTTTGTATTTCGTGTTTAATGAATCATCATCTCGCTCAATATTTGTATAAGGTAGTCGATTCTGTATATATTTGACTAGATTTTTGCCAAACGCAGTATCTCTATAGGATTTATTGTTATTTGGAGTTGTAGAGAGATCAGCCATTCGTCTATATATTTATTATGTAAAGTGCGGTTATCAATAGTTATGCATGTTAATATTGTAAGTACTGTGTTGAGGTCCAACCTAGTGGTGTAGTAATAACAATATCAAAGAATGTATTGCTTTGAATATATGGTAGATTGACTGTAATAATATTTTTTGTTAAAGCAGTAAATCTGTTAGACGGTAAGAAATAACCACAAATGCGCGTGGTATTAGAAATAACACACGAAAGAACTGGTGTTATATTATTTACAGGCGAAGGATACGAGCTCAGCATTATATTATATTCCGGAATATTAGATAATATGTGCTGTGTAGTATTGATGGTTGTATAATCTTTGAATATGTTAGTAAACGTATAAAAACTTGATAATGTGGATAATGTAACTAGAAGAGATGTGTTAGTTGTATCACGTAAAAAGAGATCAAGACTTGTAAGATAATTAGTATTTGTTGTGATATCAGAGAGGTATGGTGTAAAGGTTGTATTGCTAATAATATCAATAAAAATGGTTGGAAAGAAGTAAGAGATATTTGAAGCGCTAAGAACAATACTCTCAACTCGTAAAAAATTATCACCCGTTATAAGGTAGTTTCCTCCACCTGTAAGTGTACCAATGCCGCTGCTGTAGTTTATTGGGAAGTTAAACGCATCATATATATTGTCTACTTCACTACCTGTTCTCTTGAGTACATCGGTATTTTGTGAGGTGTAATTTCCACCAGGACCGTAATCTGTACCTAATCCGCTTCCCCTGCCATACGTCCCACCAGCTCCGTAACTATCACCTATACTTGAAATTCGACCTGTAATAGAGTTAGGAGCAAGTACACGTAGGTAGTCTCCCCCTGTAAAGAAAAACAAATCTGTAATAACCGGTGTACCACTTAATGATATTGTGCTCGCTCTACTAGAAAGTGAACTCACAACAACATCATAATTATTACCGTCGTTTAATGAATCTAAATTATATTCCGGTAGAAGATTTATAGAATTAAATCTAATATTATAAATCGGTGGTGTTAGCGTATTTGCATCTTTAAACAGCCATCCTTTTATAGTAAAGGAAGTATCTGCTATTATTCTAAACTTATCACTGTATGTAGTATCTGTTGGCGATGTCATTGTAATATTACCATTCCAGTTAACCTCTGTTCGAACCTCTACTGTATCTTGCGTATTATTGGGTTCTTTTTGAATGATAATGACATAGGGATTAGCGTAGGGTATAAAATTTGAAAGTATCTGATCCATGTCCTGCATATAACGTGAAAGTATTGAAACAGATACTTCAATGTTTATAGGTACAGGCATACTAAGTGATGTACTACTCTTTTCACCGGTATAATTATAGACTCGGTCTAATTTATTAAAGACGCGATTATTATCACGAGCAATAGACGTTACGTTCATCGCAACAACCGGAAGTGTAAGATTTTGCGCTTTATTTACGATATCATACATTACCCGCTGCTTAGGCGCAAGAACATATCTAACACTGATAGATTGCTCAGGCTCTCTATTCTTATTATATCTTTTTATAACAACATCATCAAATGCCGCGGCAAACTGCGTTAAAAGATCTTTTATTTCAAAATGATACGTGTAGTCCTTCACTGGCTATATTTAATCAAATAAACCTATCTAAGAAGTACTTTGGTAGTTTGTCTTTATTTTCTATAACCTTTTCGATGATTGTACCGTCGAGAATATATGTTACGCAGTGATCATCAGCTGTACGTACACCTCTCCCACATGATTGAATAAACGCGGATAACATTTTATTTATATACCAACTTGTATCGATACGCATAAGCTTCTCAATACGCTTATCTTTCATAGGCAGGAAAGGTGCTTTCACAATAATTTGAAATCTCGCAAGATCGTCTTTTAGATCAACGCCGTGTGACATAGATGGCGAAACTACAACCGTTGGATCTTTTGTATTATAGTGCTTATCGAGAAGCGCTTCATTATTAATACCCGGCTCTCTAAACAGAAACCTGTTGCCGTAGATTTGTGATTTAAGATATGATGTTATAGTATTTGTATGAGTATGTATTAATCCTTTATCATTCTTATGATGTTCGCAAATTTCAATAATCTGTTTTTTAATTTTGGGTAGATTTTGTTTTAGGTTGTTAAAGCTTAACTTTGTTTTTGTACTGACATAAATCGGTGCATTCTTCGGATCAAAGGAAGAGTCAACTTCTATGTATTTGTATTTTTCTATACCAAGTGATTTACAGAAATTCTTATGATCGATAATTGTCGCGGACATTAAGATGATCTTATCACCATAATTAAAAATATATTTTGAAAGATTATCAACACGCAACGGTGTAAACGATACACCTTCCTGTGTTGTTTCGTAAATATACTCACACTCACACCATGTATCTAGAATTGTCGAAAGTTTAGTGTGAAGAGTGCGCACCTGTATGAGCTCGTTTATCTTAGAGTTTTTTCTGTTTATATTTTTTTCGCTCTGTACCTGATCTTTGAGATCTTCGACTCTATCACTAATACGTAAGACCAAACCACTCAGCCACTTATTAACTGTTGCGTGTGTTTTACCTTCAAAGGGTTGAATTTTAATATCATTCTTTTTAAGAAAGTCGAAGCGTATAGAACACGAAAATTGTTTAACGAGCTGGTCTTCGAGTTCCGAAGCCTCATCGCAAATAAGAAACTCTCGCTTCTTAATATGTTTCGGGAGTGAAAAAAACATATTATAATTTAGAGTCGCTAGTCTCGAGACCAGTGCATCGTTTCTTGCATTATAGTATGGGCATTTATTTTTATTCCAGCAATCATCTTTAATGCTCTTTAAAAATACACATGGAGCAGTCTCTACACTATACCTATCATCTATAGCACACTGATAGTTTGTCTTACCTTTTAGAATATTAATATCACTAAACAATCCTTTATATTGATCTTGTAGTGTTTTGGTTATTGTGAGTGCAAAGGCACCGAATGCAGGTTCTTCTTCACAATCATCTTCATATGTATACCCACCTGTGTGTGCTTGCTTAAAGGCAGTGTATGAGGTTATAAGCTCACGAAACTCATCTGTCGGACTCTCGCTAATATTACCCAATGTTTTGGTTACAAAAGATTTACCTGAACCTGTAGGTGCACAGCAAACAATAAATTTATATCCTTGATCAAACGCTTCCTGTATACCATTAAGAAGCTTTATTTGTGATTTATTTGGTAAAAACCCGCTCGGAAACCCCCGAAGTACCTCTGACGTCATATACCTATTATATACTATAGATCACGGATCTAAAGATATTATTTCAACAATGTTATCAAAATATTTACTTGCACTTTTGTTGTTGATGAGCTTTATTTTAAGAAACGTTTCGGAATTTTTGCTACAAAACGATGTTGTGTGATAATTAAGAGTTGTAATATTTTTATTTTGCGACACAATATAAGGATATGGTAATTCCAATACTTTAATTTTACTTTTATTGTTTTCAATAAAAAACTTTACATAAAATTGTTTTATATCGAAATTCTGAATCTTACCAACACGACAGGTTTTGGTACCACATCTTATTATTACATCACGCAAAAGAAGCTTCTTAAAGACTTCGCTATAATAATCTAAGCTCATTGGTTCATAAAGTTAATTTTTTGTTCTGTAGACATTATATATAGATTGTCATTAAAGAATTTCCAGAAACTATCATCAGCAGGTATTTGTTGAATGAGGTCGCATTGTTCGAAGCTTATTGTTCTGTAATCTTGCATAAAGATATCCCAAACAACAAGAACATTTTTAAGAGATTCGTTTACCTGTTTTGGATGTGTCGGTGGTTTATAGTTTAATGAAACCTTGCCGTTTACAGAATTAAGTAAAGAATAGCTTTTTGTACACCACATTCGACGCGTAGCGGCTTTACCAGCTACAGGTCTACGTCTCACAAAACGTATATCGCATACGTTATTAAGTAAGATACTGTCAAGAGTTGCTCGCTGTACAATCATTTTTCTCTTTACAAATACCGAAGATTCTGTTTTCGTTTAAGAAGATGCCTTTTTTAAGGTTACCGTAATTTTCAACATTAATATTTGAAACTGCTACACCGAGGTTATTTGGAAAGATTACAATGTCATTGACCTTAACATATTGTGCTTTAGGACCGACAATAAGCACCCTGCCCTTTCTCCAGGCTTTTGTTAAAGCGTTTGTTGGAACATAAAGTCCATTTCGCATAACACCATCTCCATCCGCTGTCATATCCACATATTCAACGAGAAGAATATCATCAAGTATATTTGTTAGTATGTAATCATCTAACCCAAAATCACCTGAAGAGTGTGAACTAAGATCGATAAGGTTACGTGTCGGTGTTATTTGATCAATGTTTGCTGACATTTTATTTATTTACGAAGTTGTTCGTGTAAGTCAATGTATTCTTTAATTTCACGCTTTGATATATTAGCACACGACGCTGATCTTAAAAGCTGATCTTCTTCCTTTTCTGTTAGCTCTTTCTTTTTCTTCTTTGCGTATTGTATATGCTTATATTTTTGACGCGGTGTTATGTTGTTATAAAATTGAAAACAATCCGCTTTATCTGTAAAGATAGAACTATACTTATTGAAAATCTCATTTACAAAAACAGCTTGCTCCTTGTTGTAAAAAGAGAACCATCTATTAACCATAAACGGTTGGAAGTTATTTGTACTTTCAAGATCAAGCTCTTCGCAACTTTTTTTATTCTTAAAGAGGAGTGTATTAATTATCTCGAAAATTGTCATACAATAACTTTCGTAGTAGCGATGCACATATCTTTTATTTCTTCGTTAAAGAAATCACAGACGCTCTCCATTAGGATTTTTGCTTCAACACTTGTTAGATTTGTTGAATATGCGAAACCAGGGGCACGGTTTCCTGCTTTAATATTAATACCGGTGTGACCGATAGCGACATTGTTTTGAGAGTAGGTAATAGATACACTCGCTTTACCGAATTCTCTTTGCGAAGAGTCACTACCAATAAAATTATCACGAACCATAATATCGTCGCCCTTCATGTAGACTTCCTTTTTAAGGAGATTACTCAGCATATTAGCGATCTTAGTATTGAGATATCTTTGAAAGGCAACAGCACCAACAGGACACATATTTGGAATCTCCCAGCAGAAATTAATAGCATCATCACTAAAGATATAATCTTTCGAAAGTGAGTCTTCAAGATCGATAAGATTATCGCTTACATACATGGGTGCACGAAACGCGACAATGTTACCATGCGGGGTAGTATCTTTTTTAAAGAATTGATATGCAAAGCGCTTGTGAATTAAATCACCGTTATAAATAGGTTGTTCGATAATCATACCACATTATACTATAATGTTTTTATTTCTCAACTTTAAAAATACTTGTTTTATAGCCATCCACATATCTAGATAGGTATATGTGGCAAGTCTACCTACAAAGATCATACCTTCTTCTTCGCTGGCGAGGTCCTTATATTTAGAATATATTTGTAGTCCCTCACCCCACGGTATAGGGTAAAAAGGTATATCGCCTTCTTCGCATTTTTTAGAGTATTCTTTCGTTATCACGGTTAGACCATGATGGTTGT